GCAACGGCCGGTACCAGATCCAGCGGCCGAGGGCGTAGAGGCTCATGGCGGCGATGGCGATGGCCGCCAGTGGCGGACTGTAGAGCAGCATCATGCCGAGGGTGGCGACGGTCATCAGGCCGTCCAGCACCGCCGAGAGGAAGGCCGCGGTGAGGGTCTGCTGGATGCTGTTCACCGCGCCGAAGCGCGACACCACGTCGCCCAGGTGGCGCTTCTCGAAATACTGCGCGGGCAGCCGCAGCAGGTGGCTGAAGACGTTGGCCTGCCACTGCACGCCGAGCAGGGTGCTCATGTGCATCATCACCCAGGCGCGCACCCCGCTGACCGCCTGCTGCATCAGCAGCAACAGGCCGAAGCCGATGGCCAGGGTGCTGAGCAGGTCACGGTCTTCGCTGACGATGACGTTGTCGATGGTCCATTGCAGGAAGAACGGACTGATCAGCGAGAACACTTCCAGCGCGCCGGCGAGCAGCAGCACCTGGGCCAGCGAGCGGTACAGCCCGGTGACCTTGCCGAGCATGCCCAGCAGCTTGATCCGCGGCGGCGCCTCCTGTTTCTCGAAGCCGCTCTCCGGCCAGAGTTCCAGGGCTACCCCGGTGAAGCTCCGCGAGACTTCCTCCAGGCCCAGCCGGCGCTGGCCGTGGGCGGGGTCGTGGAGCACCGCGCCGCGCCCGTCGACCGCCTTGAGCACGACGAAGTGGTTGAAGTTCCAGTGCAGCACGCAGGGCAGCTTGAGCTTGCCGAGGTCGCCGAGGTCGAGCTTCACCGCGCGGGTACCCAGGCCGAGGCGGTGGGCGGTCTGGATCAGTTGCTTGAGGGAGATGCCCTTGAGCGATACGGAGAAGCGCCGGCGCAGTTCCATCAGGCCGGTATGGTGGCCGTGGTAGCCGGCGATCATCGCCAGGCAGGCCAGGCCGCATTCGGTGGCTTCGGTCTGCAGCACCAGCGGCAGGCGGCGGCCCAGGCGCAGGGCGAGAGCGTCGAGAAAGGCCATGGGTCGTTCCTAGAGTTTGCCGGTCAGGCTGTAGAGCGGTTCCAGCACCCATTCGTAGAGGCGCCGGGTGTCCTGGAGGATGTCGGCGTCCAGCAGCATGCCGCTCTGCAGCGGACGCGGCTGGCCGTAGGCGGTCACCGCCTGGTCGTCGAGGGTTACCCGCAGCCGGTACAGCTGCTCGCCATCCTGGCCGAGCCCCGGGACGCCGCCGACCATGCTGGAAAGCTCGGCGTAGGAGACGCTGGCGCGGGAGATCGACTGCACCTTGCCGTGGTACTGGCCGAACTTCTGGTACGGATAGGCCTGGTAGCGGATCAGCACCGCATCGCCCGGCCGGATGAAACCGATGGACTTGCTCGGCGCGTAGAGTTCGGCCTGCAACGGGGTGTCGGCGGGAACGATGCTCAGCAGCGGACGCGAGCTGTCGACGGTCTGCCCGGCTTCGGCGAGCACGGCGGTGGCGATGCCGCTCTCCGGCGCGGTGACCAGCAAGGTGCGCTTGGCTTCGCTTTCGGCCAGGTCCTGCTCCACCGCGCTGAGCTGGCGGCGGGTTTCCGCGAGCTGGTTGGCCTGGCGCGCGGAAAGCCCGGCGAGTTCGTTGCGGCGCTCGGTCAACTGCTGCCGCAGCGACGTGCGTTCGCGCTCCAGGCCTTGCAGCGTCTGGCGCTGGCCGAGCAGCTCGGCCTGGCGCTGCTGCAACTGGTCCATGGAGATGTAGCCCTTGTCCATCAGCCCCTGGTAGCGCGCGGCGGCGTCGCTGGCCAGCGCCAGCAGGCGTTGCTGGCTGTCGGTCTGGGCGGCGAGGGTGGTGAGTTCGCGCTGCAGGCTGGCGACCTTGCTGGTCAGGCTGTCGCGCTCGTCGTCTTGCAGGCGGCGAAGCTTTTCCAGTTCGTCGCGCAGGGAGTCGCGGCGTTGTTCCAGGCGCCTGCTGATGCCGGCCTGCACCGGCCCGGCATCGCTGCCGTAGCGTTCGCTGGAAAGCACCATCAGGCGCTCGCCGCGTCGTACCGCCTGGCCTTCCTGGACGAACTTGCGCAGCACGATGCCGGCCTGCGGCGCGTGCACCTTGACCTGGCCGCTGGCGGGCACCAATTGGCCGCTGACGGTGCTGCGCTTGGTGTAGCTGCCGAACAGGAAGAAGCCCACCACCAGCAGCGCCATCGCCGCGGCCAGCAGGGTGAGAAAAGTGAAGGAGACCGGGCGGATCAGCACGATCTCGCCCAGGCCGCCGGCATGCTGGGCGTCGAGGGCTTCCTGGCGAAACATGGTGGCTGGATCCTGGATTCGAATAATACTTGCATGACACTCCGACACCCTTGCGAAAGTTCAAACGCATGAAGTGCCGGAGTGCGACTTTTCTAATTAGATGGTGGTGCGGCCTACATCACCGGGACCGAAGTTTTCCCGGTATTGGCCCAAGTAACCGACAGCCGTCTCTGCATTGGTGAAGAGACCGACCGTGCCCCCGGCAATAGCACCCATGGCGGTTGGCACGATCAGGCCGACCAACTGGGAAAGAGCGCCGAAGCCGAAGCCGCCGGCACCGCCCCATTTCCCGCCGATTGCCATGCCCGTCGCGGCGCCGTCGACGGCGCCTACGATCATGCCGGAAAGAGTTCCACCCGAAACGCAGGTGACTTCAATGTCATTGAGTTCTTTCATTTCATATATCTCCTTTAGGCTTTCCGTGAGTCTGGAAAGCCATTCGATGGTACTAATCCGAAAGAGTGGGATGAACTGCCAGGATTAGCGGTTTTTCATGGGCTCGATAATTCGTTTGACAATGAGTTTCAATATTCGGCGGATGAAGGTTTGCCACTCCGGGTAAACTTTGCGAATGATTAAGGCCGGTTCGTGCGACACCTCGATAAGACCTGTTGAACAAGTCAACGCCGTATCGAGGGCTCATTCATATCGGCTCCGGCCAACCGCTCTTCGTCCGAGTCAGTACGGCCTCGCATAGCGGCATTTCATGGCATCAGCCGGTCGAGCAGCGGCGAGCTGAACAGCCGATGCGGATCGGCTTCGTTCAACTGGCGCACGGCGCTGTCCCAATCGTTGTCTGCGACCAGGCCCTGGCGTAGCGACTGCGCCACCAACTGGTCGACCACCGTCGGCTCGTCCCAGGCGGCGGCGGGGCTGTAGCCCCAGCCCTTGCTCCACTCCACCCGCAGCGAGGCGTAGTCGCCGCTGAAGTGGTCGAACAGCCAGGCCTCGAACTCGTGGTAGAAGGCATTGGCCTGCGGGGTACCGGGCAGGCTGAGGATGTCCAGCCAGATCGCCGTGTCCCACTCCGGTTGGTCGGGGCGCGGACGGATCGCCGACAGGCTGGGCACCTGGGCGCCGGGAACGATCGACTCGCCGGGCTGGTCGAGCCCGCTGACGCGAATCTCCACCGGGCCGTTCATGGGGTAGTGGCCGTTGGCGCGGTAGGCGGCGACCATCGTCTGGTACTGCAGGTAGAACTCGTTGATCACCCGCTGCACGTCGCGACGCCGGGTCAGCACCGCGTAGCCGTTGGCGGTGACGCGCAGGGTGCTGGGCTTGATGTACAGCAGCAGGTCCTTGCTCCAGCCCCACAGGTCGTAGCCCAGGGTCAGCGCCATGCCGCCCACTACCAGGTCGTACTGCAGCTTGCCGAGCAGCGGGGTGAGTTCCGGGTGGCCGGTGTTGATCGCCGCCAGCAGGTCGGACAGCGCCTTGGGAATGTTGTCGGAGAAGGGGTAGTTGAACGGGCCGTTGACCGCGCGGGCGCCGAACGGGCAGCGCGGGGTCGGCGTCCAGACCTTCAGCCAGGGCTTGTCGGTGAAGGGGAACCAGATGGCCTCGGCGCGTCCGCTTTTCTGCAGGAAGCTGTCGAAGGTCCTTCCGCCGCTGCCGGCCGCGGCGAACATCTCGCTCGCCGGGATGTTCACGTAGCTCTGGCAGCGCATGCGCTTGTTGACCCCGGCCTGGAGGGTCGCCTCGACGATGAAGGCGCGTCCGAGGTGGACGAGGAACGGCGCGCAGGCCGGATCGTCGCGGCGGAAGGTCTTCAGCACGTATTGTCCGGCGGCGCCGTCCCAGACCACCGCGGTCAGCGCCACGATGCTGTTGCTCAGGGAGCCGTAGCTCTGCCCCGGCAGGCGGCTTTCGCCCTGCGCCGGGATGCCGGTGCCGTGGCCGTCGATGGCGAGCACCCCGCCGAGGGTCAGGTCACCCGGCGCCGGCGTGGCGACGAAGCCGAGCTTGACCCGCTCCAGTTGTTTCAGCAGGGCTTCCATGGTGACGCCGGTCTGCGCGCTGAACAGGCCGAACTCGCCCTGGGCGTCGATCCGTACGCGGGTCAGGTAACGGCTGGTTTCCACCAGCACGATGCGGCTCTCGCAGTTCTCGCCGCCTTTCAGCAGCAGCGGGGACCAGTTGTGACCCATGCCGCGCGGGCGCACCTTGAAGCCGTTCTGCCAGGCCCAGTTGACCACCGCGAGAACCTCTTCGTTGGTGCGCGGGGCGCAGCTCCAGAGGTCGTCGGCGGCGATTTCCCCCGACCAGTTGCGGAACGCCCGCCGATAAAGTTCGAGGCCGGCCGGAAAGCCTGCCGGCGCCGGACAACTGCTGGCGGCGGCTTCGGCGGGCTGGATGACGAAGGCCGGGGTCCAGCCGGCCACCAGGCCGACCGCGCCGAGCGTGGCACTCTTGCCGAGGAAGCTGCGGCGCGACAGGCCGCCGGATTCCTGGTCGGGATCGCCGACGAAGGCGTCGGCTTGCTGGATGGGGTCGTGCATGGCGGTTCTCCTGATCGGGGCGCTGGTCGCCCCTTCCCGGTTGCCGGGTCCTAGGTCGCCGCCGGGGGCGTCCGGGTCTCCGGCGACGGTGGAGGCCCGCTCCGCGACGGGAGCGGGCCGAGGTCCTGGGATCAGGTCCACTCGGTGTCGTAGTGGTAATCGATGCGGCTGGTGTCGCCGCCGAGCAGGCCGCCGACCGCGGCGACGCCCTTGAACACGCCGTAGCCGAGGGTGTCGGCCAGTTGATGGATGGGGGTCAGGCCGACGGCGTTGAACACCTTGCCGACCGAAGAGATGACCGACGTGTTGAGCAGGTCGTTGGACACCTTGACCACATCGACGATGGCATCGCCGACGAAGCTGAAGAGTCCGGCGCCCGATACCTGGTCGATTTCATCGAAGCTCAGTTCCTGAAGTGTGGCGAGTTGCATGGCGCTATTCCTTCATCAATCAAGTTTTGAGCGATAGCCGGCCCTCTCGCATAAACATCGGTTTGCGAAGATAGAGTGACTATCGGTTGCCAGCCGCTCTGGAAAAGTACTTTGCCGGCTGGTCGCTGAAAATTACTGATCTGCCGGCGAGAGTGTCAATCTGGGAAGTTGATAGGTTGAACTTGGAATATCCATGCTAGGCAAATGACGCCGATATTCTGTCAGTGGAATTGGTCGATGTTTTTTCGAATGCCGCGATAAGCATCTGGATATTGCTGATCCATTGATATTCGTGGGTACTGGGAAGCGGTTCGCTATTTTTACGAGATGATGCGCCAATCCAGAAAAGTATCGAATTATTGCTTTCGGAAAAAATTCAACTGCCTTGCTGATAGGTTTCTTCCGGTCGAGTTATTGAAGTCCATGTCCGGTCTTGCGTTGTTTTTCAAAGTAGAGAAACCGGCGTCATAAATTTGTGCGGATAACTGGCGGGCAAACTTTCCCAGGCTGCGCTTCTGTTGCGGGGAAGTGCTTCGGTTCGTGTCGAGGCGCTTTCCAGTCTTGACAGCCCGGCACAGGCGCGTAGAGTTCCGCGCATGAATCGTGCAGCCCTGACCTTCAAGCGCTATTACGCCTATCTGCTCCCTCATTGAGGCGGTAGATGCGTCGCTGCATTCCCGAACCGCCCGAGGCGGCGGTCCGGTGATCTTCTGCCTTATGTTTGATTTTCTATGTGTATCAGTAGCTTAAGACTGATCGCTTCCACAAATTTTGTCTTCGTTTCCGCAATTCATGCCTATCTAACGGGGTTCACGGCCTTCCCGATCCGGCGATACACGCGTTTCGTGATCTCCTGAGTCGTGTGTCCGAGCAGGTCTGAGGCGTCGGCCAGGCTCTCGATATCGGAGGCCGCCTTGGGGCGAATGTCCCGGAACTGGAACTGCATGATCTCCCTGGCCAAGTCTTGGTCACCCGCCTTGATCGCCTCCTCGGCCGCAGCCTTGCGTGCGGTATCGAACCTGGTGCGAAGCATCTTCTCTGTCATCGGCTGGCCCTTCTCGTTGGTGACCAGCGCCGGAGAATCGGAGGCGATCGACTCGACCAGGTGGCCGAGCTGGGTCATCTGTCCGTCGGCGCGGCGGAGCCGTATCCGGAGCTTGCGAGACGTCTTGTTCTGCCCGACCAGCAGGTAGTCTCCGGAAACGTCGTTCTTGCGCAGCTTCCTCACGTCAGCCGGGCGTTGGCCTGTCAAATACGCGAGGTCCATCGTCACCCGCAGATCGTCCGGGGCTTTCTCGTAGAGCGCCTTCCACACCTCGTCCGTGACGTACACATCACGCGGCTGCTCCTTGTTCTTCTTCACCCCGCGACAGGGGTTTTCCATGCTGGTGATGCCCCACTCCCTGGCCATGTTGTAGGCGAAGGAAAGCAGGGTGATCTCCCTATTCGCTCGAACCTTGGCCGTCCTGGCGTCTCGGTACTGAGCGATGGTGCTCGGCGTAATGTCCTCTACCGGGGCTTCGTCAAAGGCGCCCAGCAGTTGGCGGATCATCTTCGAATACTCTTTCTGGGTCTTCGGCGCCTTCGTCGGAACCACGTCCCGCTCGAACCTGCGCAACAGATCGCCGACGGTCCGAGTGGTTGGCGGCACGGCCTTTCTCTCCAGCTTCGCCCACTTCTCCCGAGCCTCATCCAAGTCCGTGCCCAGCGGAATCTCCTTTCGATTTCCCTCCTCGTCTCGGCCGTCGTAGTAGTAGCCGACCCAGACCTTTCCTGACTTCATCGTCCGGGTACGCTTGATCATGCGAGGCGGCAGGCCCCGGTTCTTGTTGCTCCGCGGTCTCATCATCTAACCCTGGACAGGTCCAGGCTCCACTTCTCGGTTGCTTCCATCGTCGGCTTCACGCCGGCCAGCTTCAGGCGGGCATATACGCGCCCAACTATCGGGCGGTTCGCCGCGGTCACGGCGTACTTCCAGCCGTACCTATTCAGCCACTCGATCTGCTGGCTCGGGTACTTGCGCCCAGTCAGCTCGGCGACTTCCTCTTCGGACAGGAACTCGGATACGGGGCTAGTCGAGCTTCCCATTCCCTATCTCCTCTTCGTTGCGCGCTACGACCAGGCGTAGCGGCACTTCGTGGCGCCCGCGGGCAACCAACTCACCATCAACCACCTCGGTCGGATCTTCCAGGCACACCTTCTCCAGGGCCTTGAGCGCAGCTCGGATGTATTTCGGTACGGCTGCTGACTTCTGGTAGTGCTCGAGCAACCGGTGCTTGCCGTCCTCCGACACGCCTTGGAAGTGGTCGAGCGTCTCTTTGGCGGCGGTGACGATTTCCTCGGGCTCTGCCCCCACCTCGCAGCGAACCCAACCGATCAGGCGGCGCAGGTGGTTCATTTCGGCCCGGGTCAGCCGGCGCGCGGTCATCTGCCTACTCACCAACCACCTCCGGCTTTCTCTCAACCGTGCGGATCGATCCGTCCTGGCTGTGGACGGTGAGTGCCGGTCGCCGAATCTGCACCGTTCCATCTGGCGCCATCTCCTGCCGCGGGGCACCGTAGAAAGGGCCGCCCGGGGCGAACGGGTCAGGGATGACCGACGGATTTTCAAGCAGGAACTTCTGGAACATGTTCTGGACCGCTGCGGTAAGGGGCCCCGTGTTCCCTCGGTTGGAGCGGCCGCTCTTGTGGTCTGCGCTGTCCTCGAACTCCCCGCCAATCCAGAGCAGGCCGCCAACGACTCCGGCGTCGCCCGCGCAGACCTCGGCAGCCTCGGCACGGTGGGCATGATTCACCCCCAGGAGATCGCACAGGTCGTCGAACGACAGGGCCTGCTCGATCATGGCTGAGTTTCCGATAAGCCAGGCACCGCTCTCCTCCATGGCCTGTCTCGCAGCTCTGGTGCGCTCCCGATATGCCGCTCGCTCGCGTTCCAGCGCCTGCTCGGTGAACGGCATGCCCTTGAGGAGCCGCCGACACACCTGGCGATACTCGGCGAAGCTGGTGTTGCGATCGGCGCACACCGCGCGGACGAACATCCGGAGGGCCGCCAAACGGACGCGCAGGTTACGGCGACTGTCGGCGTAGATATCGATCAGCCGGTGCAACGTTGCGCCCTTCATGACCGGTTCTCCTTGTTCGTGTCGCAGATCCGCAGGTCGACGCCGCAGGCCTGGACCAGTTCGGTCAACTCGCCGAGCTTGGTGTTGGGGTTCTGCATCGCCTGGCCCAGGCGGACCAACTGCTGGCCGAGGGTGGCGAGCGGGGTGGGGCGATACCCTGGTGGTGGCGGAATATCGGAGCCTCTCATCACTGACATACCTCCCAGATGAACAGATTCTTGAACGGCTGGAGCGCTGCACCGGCGGCAACAGTGGCCAGGCCAAGCAGCGCGACGAGTGCGATAGCGGTCAGTGCCTTGCGCATGGTCATTGCTCACCTCCAGACGCTGGCGCTGCTGGTAGTTGCATCCAATGGGTAACGTCCAAAAGTTCTTGGAACTGATCCATGAAGAAGCCGTTGTGCTGAGTGGCGAACTCGACCCCTCCATCTACCCACACGAGTACGCACTTATCTTCCGCTGGGAGTCGATCATCGATCGCGACCCACCCGTTCTGGTCGCACTTCCTCTGGTCCTTGCGCAGAGCGGCTGCCTCTTGCTCGACCTGGGCCAGGTGTTCCTCCAGCGGAGGCAGGTCCTGAGCAGCTTCCTGGGGCTGGTCGGTGGTGCCGGTGATGGGGTCGAAGGCAGAAGGCTTCAGCCCCTGTGCTGGCGCTTCGTTGAACGTCTGAGCGTGCCGAGCAAGGCCGAGCGGGTCGCGCTCGCGGGCCAATCCCGGCGCGGGGTAGGGTCGCTCGCCGGCACTACCCGGTCCGGACAGAGGTTCGCCGCCAGGGTTGCCCGGCTCTGAACTCGCTCCAGCGCCACTCAACGCCGCCAGCGCGATCTGTCGCATGTTCGCCGCCGGGAGGTTGTCTTGTTCGGGACAGGGGAACTCGGCGATGGTGCGGAGCGCCAGGTGTGCGTCCCCGTCAGCAAAGTGCGAGATAACCGCACCTGCGCGCCCGATTGCTATGGGCATTCCATTCCGCAGGTATGGGCGTACCGAGTCGATCTGCATGCCCATGCCCGAGCGGAGAACGATAGTGATGGAGTTCATGATCAGTTGCTCCCTGCTGCCTTGGTCAACGCATTGAGCAGAGCCCGCTTCTGTTGCTGACCATGCAGGTACTCGCGCAGGGCAACGACGATCAGGGAGTTCATGCTGCGCGAGTCTCGCTTGGCTTCAGCTTCCACCTCGGCCCTCAGTCCGTCCGGCAGTCGGACAACGAACTTGTCCATGTCCCGGCTGGTGCTGGCCGGCAGTTCGGTTACAACGGCTGCTCGTTTCATAGTTTCTCCAGGGCGAGCAAGGGCCCGCCGGCATTTGTGGCTTTGCCAAAATCGGTTGGGTTATGGGTTTATTGGTGCGTCAGGGGTATGCCGAACTTGCACCCCCTTCGGTGATCCGGTGTTGGTGATAACCGAACAGTCCGTCCAGGTCGATGTCGTACACCTCCTTCCAGGCATCCGCAGGCCACGCCCGGACACGGCCATAGAGAGGGTCTTCGACATAGTTGGGCTGGACTCCGTGGGAATCGCACCATGCACGCAATTTGCGCCAGGCCTGCGGGTCGAATTGAGTCTTGGTGAGGTTCTCTACTGCCTTGACCGTCGCCTGCCGGGTACCACGCCCGAGTTCATCTGCAAGACGACGTGCCTCGCGGACGGCGGCTGAAGCCGATGCCATTGCAGTGGCCTCTCGCCGGGAACCGATCTCTGCCTTGGTGGCGATGGCGTGGTCGCGCTCTTCGATGGCCTTCTGCTCAGAGCGCTTGGATTCCAGTAGGTGCTCCAGTGCCTGGATGTAGTCACCGGGGAGGGCCGGGAGCGTTTGCTTGGCCCGTGCCTCCAACTCGTGCAGTCGATCCAGGCATTTCGCGCGGAGCGGAATGCTGTAGCCCGTCAGGAGGATTTCGACCTCGCGGCGGGGCAGATTGAAGCAATGCTGGAGCCGCCCATAAGCGTCCGGGACATCTCCTGAAAAGTCAGGAGATCTTCCGTCGGCGTCGATCTGATATCCGAGCTCAAGGAGCATCTTGCGAATATCGGCAATGACGTTGTCATGGCGCTTTCCAGTCAATTCGGCAATCTCGCGGCTCGACATGGTGACGGCGTTGGTTGTGGTGATCAGGCTCATGCTGCAGCCCTCCTTTCGCGAGTGGCTTCGAGCATTGCTTTCAACTCGCCTACCTGGCCATCGAGCAGACTTCCCCAGTCGTCGGCCAAATACTGGCCAACACCGGCCAGGCGCTTGTTGTGGGACGGGAACTGTTCGGCCTGGTAGATCGCCCGGAAGATGGCGGACAGGTCGTAGAGGGTGCTGACGGCGAGCTCGATGGAATCGTAGGCCTTGGCGGCCAGGTCGAATGCTTCGGGCGCAACTTGGGTAGGGCTTGCCATTGTGGGGGAACTCCATAGCTGATTAGGGAGCTGCCACCGACCGTCGCCAAACGGAATAGGGTGGCAGACCGCGCGGGGTTGGCGAACCGGGGCTATGGAACCCGGCAGACCCGAAGGTCTCCCCACGCGATCTGCCATAGAGAGACACCGGGTAGCCGGTGCACGCCCAAACGGCAGGCACAAAAAAAGCGCCTGATGTTGGGTTGGCGCTGTCGCGCCATAGCCTGTCGGGTCGCCAAACCCGGCCACTGAATTTGCAGTGACGGGCCGAGCATAGTCCCGACTGTGAACAAGGGTCAAGTTCATCTCGTTCTCCGCGATTCAAACCGGCGATTTGCCGGTTTTACCCATCTGCAGGTATCCACCGCACAACCGCCTCAGTCGAAGCGGCTGTACGCTGGGTTTCCAGCCCCTGCCACGCCAAGCCAAGCCGTTCTCTGCCACGCCAGGCCAAACCCGGCCAAGCCACGTGATGCCTTCGCACCGGACAGCACTCCACCTGAAGCGCTCGCCGCTGCGTCAGATCAGCCCTCTCTGTTGCAGGTCGTTCAGTTCTGCGTCCGCAAATGCGGCCGCCGCCTTCAGGTCTGCCACGGTAAGCTCGTCGAGCGTCTTGCCCAGGCCCTGGATGTGCCGGGCGAAAGCGCGCTGTGCCGGCCCGTTGTAGCCATGGCAAAAGTCGGCCGCTGCGCGCAGTTCACCGTCGAGCTGCAGCGCCAGGATGTTGAGAGGATCGTTTCTGTCCCAGGCCATGATCACGCCACCCAGGCCACGCCATCGCGGCGAGCAGTCAGACGAGTTTCGATCTTCCTTTCGCCGCCACGACGGCTGCGCATCATGTGGTCATCGTTGAGCAGTGGCTGACCGGCGACGAGGAAGGCGAGGGCGATCACGGCGGGTGAGATAAGCCCGCGGCGCATGGCTTCAGCTACCAGGGCGGCACGGCGGGTTACCCCGAGCTTGGTGGTCGCCGCCAAGACGCGCTTACCCACCGTGCCCGGCTGCATGCCCAGGTCGCGGGCCAACTCCTTGCTGGTACGACCCGCAGCGATGCCCAGGACGCACTGAAGCTCACGCAGGGACAGGCCCTTGCCGAGGAAGCCGGTGAAACCGTGTGCGGTGATGGTGTCCATTTGGTGCGCGCCCTGCTGATCGGTGATGGTTGGAATTTACCTATGGGTTATTATTTTGTAAATACCTACGGGTTATTCGTGACTGGATTTTCTAGACATCGCATCCCAGGCTCAGCAAGATGCTCGCTCGGCTTCAATCACAATGGAGGTGACAATGCGATATGTGCTTAACCTTGCAGCTCCGATGGCATTCACCAGCATTGGCGTACTGATCATGACTGTGCTGGCGTCGCTCACCGGAAAGGGTGGAATGCTCCATGCTGTGGGAGGGATGGCCAGGGTGGCATTCCCGTTTGTCGCAATCGCCACCCTCACAGTGGCTGCTTGGGGCTGCTATCGCTACTACCGGATATTGCGTTGGGAGCGCGGGGAGAGGGATGGCGATTGCCACCATTGCGGCGGTGATACGGCTCAGCTCACTGGGCGCTACGGACCGTATGTGAAGTGCAGGATGTGCGGTGGGAAGCGGGAAGGGTGGCGTTGAATCAACCGAGCGGTTAGCAAACCGCTAAATTTCCCCTTTATTACCAGAGGGAATGATGCTTTAATCTGTTCAGCGGCGTGAGGTTGGACCTTGCAGCCGACCATTCTAAATGGGTTGCGACTACGCGGCCGGCGCTGAGCCTCTGGGACCTGTCTCAGAGGCTCTTCGCTTTTTAGCGTCAGGGAAATACCTTTTTGCCCCACCGATTCATTTTTGTCGTGAGCACTGCGTAGGCTCTATTAGGCTGGTCTGGTCTGAGCACCGAGAGGCCTATGGGGCGAGCAGTTAGGTCTGCTATTTGAAGCCCTTCGCAGTTCGACTTCTTGTCGGCCATCACGATATCGAAGGGATAGACTTTGCCTTGGAAGTTTTCACCGTCGCACACGCGCCTGAATTCCAGCTCCAGCGCATCATCCTCCTTCGACCCCCTGGCTTCAAATATGAAGTTGGTGATCAGTAGGTCTTGCCCTTTTGATCTCAAGAAACCACTTATGCGTTCTAGCCCGAACTGCATGGCTAAATGGTAGGGGTGGGCCGGCTTTGAGTACTTCGCTTTGTGTTTTTTCTTATCGATGACGACTGCGAAAATCTGGAAGTCGGTGTCCCGAACGATGCCGGATAACCGCTCCATAAGCATTTCGCGGCTTTCCTTGTTCATCCTGGAGAAATTGCCTTTACGGCGGATGATCTCTGCTTCGTGAAAAACGATCTTGTCATGCCCGAAAAGGTCGAATTTCAGCCGTTTCAGGTTCACGATCAGATTCTGCAGGTACTCTTCTTTGCGGATTACACAGAAAGTCAAAGCGAAGATTGGGTAGGCCTCGTCGATTGACTCGAGGCTGTGATCACCGCTTTCATCGACGAAAACAATCCAGTCGCTGTATTTCACTATAGCCCCCGAATCTTTGCATCCACCACGCGGCCGATTGCTGTCCATTCTTCATCCATTTCCACAGTTCTGAAGGTGGGGTTGAGCGGGGCGATGTACGCGGTACCTGCGTCGTAAATGTACTGTTTGAAGGTGGTCTCTCCGCTGATGTGCTTGAAGACGTAGAACTTCCCGCTGATCAGCTCGAAACCTTCGGGCTGCACTAGGATCGCCATACCTGGTGCGAAGCTAGGGGTGCTATTCGATATCATCGACTGACCTTTGACCTCCAGCCAGTACCCATGCTGGCCAGCTACCTCAGTCGACTCCAGCCACTCATCGGCATCGCCTGGAGCGAAAATATCAGGAGATTCCGCCCTCTCTCCTGCAGCAACCCAACTGATCAACGGATACTTCCTTGGCCCCCGGTGGGGTTGGAGCATCGGGGCGACGTTGCTCATCTCGCTGTGGTGCTTGGGATAGTCCAGCGAGAGCAGTGGGAGCCCGAGCTTCAGTTCAATGTCGCGCGCTATACCCTCTCCAATTCTCTTACGGTGCTCCGGCTTTTCTGTGACGCACCTTGAGACGTAGCTAGGGGCGCGTTCAATCGCCTCAGCCAGAGCGGCGATTTTCCCCCCAAAGCGCTCATCAATAAGGGTTCGTAGGTTGGCTCGACGAATCTCATAAATATCCATGGCGAAATGATCCATGAGCGGAACCTATAGGTAAATTCCCTGTGGGTGTTGTTTAAAGGTTACCTAGAGGTTATCTTTTGCTCATTAGAGACAAGGGGCAGCTCATGGCAACCAAGCACGTAGCGCTACTTAACTGGCTGAAGACGGCGACAGATGCTGACGTTTCTCAGACTGGAACGACCAGAAACTATCTCCGGCTTATTGGCTATGGCGTGAAGCTGGCATCACCGTCCATGGCGGTGGGGATTGAGTCAGTTACACGTCGAAAGGTCACTCGGAGGCAACTGCGTCCGTTGGATTGGAGCAAGCTTTGGCCGGAGCTAGCAAGCTCCGCCGACCTTGAACCCATTCTGCCGTCCGATTCCCACATCCGGCAGTGCGCTGATACCGCTGTTCAGGCATCCAGTGCTGAGGTGGCTCCGTGATTTCCCGTCAAAAGCCCGTTTGGCCCCTTCCCGTGAGTGCAGTTTCACGGGCGAAATCTGGGGACCTGGCCGATGTGAGCGGCCCGACAAGACGCCGGGACCATGGTGTTCATCGGAAGGGCCTCTTGAGGGCCTTCGTTTACCAAGCCACTTGGGATATTTCTAAAAGGGTGCAGGCGACCTGCATCGCCTCGTCAATGAAATCAGGAGCTTGCACTTTGAAAAAGTCTGATACGCGCGTTCGCGCCCCTTCATCAAAGCCGCCCTGACCTGGGTTGCGCTTTTCAGAATGTGTGGAGGATAGGGACTCCCTGTCTCCAGACAGCAAAAAGCCCCGCTTTCGCGAGGCCTTTAGTCGGTAGTCGTTGGCGCGACTGCCTGAATATCAATTTGTCTTTCGAAGGACGAATTAACTATGCAACAGAAAACTCAAAGCGCGCAAGTCCCCTGCGCCGTTACCACTGACCACCAGGTTTGCTTCGATCCTCTCAACGGGGATGAGTTCTTGTTCTCCGTTGTTGCCGACCGGCCGGTTGACGCGGCTCTGGCCGCCGCCGAGGACATCAGCGAGGCGGTTCACCTGATTCTTTTGAGAATGACCCGGGCGATGGACGATGCCGGCGAGCCGCTGCTCTCTCAGGAACTCAATACTCTCGCCCTGCTGGGGAGCATGGCTGGCGCATTGCTCAGAGCTTGCCGGGCCGGTGTCGCGACCCAATCCAGAAATGCTGAAAACGTGTCGCGACACGAAGGCGGTGCGGCATGAACGCGGTCTGGAACAAGCCCCAGTCGTCTGCACTGAAGGCTCCGATATCTCAGCTTCCGCCGCGAAGATTCGCAGCGATCAACCCGACCACGACGGTCGAAGAGGCGTTGAGCGAGGCCATCGCGCTGACGCTAAGTGTTTCTAGCATTCTCGGAGCACTGACCACCTCCGACGAAGAGCACGCGTGCTTGTATGCCTTGGAGATTGCTGCAGAGATGGCTGGCGATTTGGTTGACGCCGCGCTCGACTCCCTGCGTGAGGAGGGCCAGCAATGAACCTCGCAAACCTGATCAGTAAGCAGTGTTCCCGCGACCCGTCTGAGGTGCTCACGGAAGAGCAGGCGATGTCTCTTTGGGGGGAGCGTGAAGTAGCCCGGCAGGCTGCTCAGAACATGGCGCTTGGTGTCGCCGCGGTCGGGAATCTGCTGGCGAACGTTGGCACTGAAGGCGAAGTCGGCCAGGAAACCTCAGAGCGTCTCGGCTGGTTTCTGGAGGAGATCGGGGGGGGCATCTTCCAGCTTGTGGAGCTCGAGCAGGTCCTCTTGGGTCGCATCAACCGGCAGAAGGAGCGGAAGCAATGAGCGCCTCAATCACCATGCTCCGCCAGGGTATTCGGGCAGAGCGCAACCTGACCACCCACCTCAAGCGCAAGATGCGGACCTTGGTGCAGCGCCTGGAGAGGGAGAGCTTGGCATGAGCAAGGTCGCCCACCAGCCCGATCCCGTGATGCTCGACGAGCAGTCCTTCGAGCAGTTCGGCAGCGACCAAGTCGCCTACAAGGTCTGGTGCTCGATCGACACCGCTTTCGAGTTGCTGGGCCAGTTCGAGCCCCCTGTAGTAGCCGAGGTTGCCCCAAACATCGCCGATATCCAGTTCGAGATCATCAAGGCGCGCTTCGCCCTGATGGTGTTGGTGAAGCGGCTGTGCGGCTGGCGCCCGGAAGATATCGATGAAGTATTGGCTGAGCGGCTCATGGAGAAGTTGCTCAGCAGTTCGGAGGAGAAGTAATGGCTCGCGCCCGCAACATCAAGCCCTCGTTCTTCAAGAACGAGGATCTGGCCGACCTGAATCCATTCGACCGCCTGCTGTTCATCGGTCTGTGGTGTCTGGCTGATAGGGAGGGGCGGCTGGAATACCGGCCGCGTCGGATCAAGATCGAACTGTTCCCCGGGGATAACTATGACGTGGAGATCGGCCTGGCCAATCTCTTGGACAAGGGATTCATCGAGCGGTACGAGGTTGCTGGTTTCTCGGTGATCTCGCTACCGAACTTCACTCGTCACCAGTCTCCGCATAGCACCGAGAAGGACAGCGAACTACCTGACTGCAATGGTTATCTAACCGTGAATGAGCGTGCCCGGGGGAAGGTTGTTCCCGGTAAGCAACGGTTGGTGCATGCGGATACCGGCGCCTGTGTGGGCGCCAATAACAGTGTTTTAACAGTTAAAACACCAGAGCAGCCGCAGTCGGACACTGTGGGTGCACCAACCCATAACGCCCTGATTCCTGATTCTCTGAATCCTGATTACCTGAATCCTGAAGAAGATCAAGAGACTCTTGTCGACTCTGACGAATCGACGACAGCGAGCGACGACCTTGCCAGTGGGGAGAAACCACCCGCCGAGGAACGATCCGAGTACAGCGAGGACTTCAACCGTTTCTGGTCGGAGTACCCTCGCCGGCACCGGTCCGGCGCGAAGAAACCGGCGTGGAAGGCGTGGAAGGCTCGGCTGCGTGCTGGCGCCACGGTCGAAGACCTGATCCAGGCGGCGAAGAACTATCACGCCGAGATGGCCGGCAAGGGCAACGTCGGGACGGAGTTCGTCAAGCTGCCGGAGACGTTCATTGGCCCGAACGATCACTGGCGGGAGTACGTCGGTGAGCATGGCGCTCCCAGGGGGCCTTCCGGCTCTGGCGGCAAGCGCTACCCGTTCACCCCGCCACGGGGCTACCAGCTCGAGGATCACGAGTTCTGGCATCCGCAGATGACGGACACGGTGCTGTCCACTCGGACCCACGACTTCAGCACCCTTGAGCGTTTGCCGGACGGGGAGGGCGCATGCTGACCCCGTCGGATATTTCCAAGCGCCTCGCTGATCGCGCTGCCGATGTTGCACGGCACCTGCTGCCTGGCGGCAAGCGGGAGGGCGCCGAGTGGCGTGCTGGCGACGCCTCGGGCGAGAAGGGCAAGAGCCTGGGCGTACACCTCGTCGGCGAGAAGGCTGGCGTGTGGTGCGACTTCGCCACTGGCGAGTCTGGCGACCTGCTGGACCTCTGGCGGCTGGCGCGGAACTGCGACATGGCGACGGCGCTGAGCGAAGCGAGGGGCTACCTCGGCGTGCAGGAGCCCAAGCTCATCCGGCCGGTCGAGAGCCGGAAGTCATACCAGCGACCGGACAAGCCCAGGTGCTCGACGCCGAAGGCAGACTCGCCGGTAATGGCCTACCTGAAGGGGCGCGGCCTGACCGAAGAGACCATCAAGGCGTTCAAGATCGCCGAGGACGGGCAGAACATCGTGTTTCCGTACCTGCGCAATGGCTCGCTGATCCACTGGAAGAAACTCGGCGTGGAACGTCCTGGCGGCAAGAAGAAAATCACCACGTCGTCGGATACCGAACCTTGCCTGTTCGGCTGGCAGGCCATCCCGGACGGTATCCGGGAGGTGACGATAACCGAGGGCGAGATCGACGCGATGACCGCCTGGCAGTACGGGCGCCCGGCGCTGTCGGTGCCCTTCGGTGGCGGCAAGGACGGCAAGCAACGCTGGATCGAGTACGAGTTCGACAACCTGCAGCGCTTCGACGTGATCTACCTGTGCCTTGACGACGACGAACCTGGCCACCAGGCGACCGAGGAGATCGTTCGGCGCCTTGGGCGTGATCGGTGTCGCCTGGTGAAACTGGGTTGCAAGGACTTCAACGAAGCCCTGGATGCCCTGTACTACAGCGCCGACGACATTGCGGAGTGCTACGCCAAGGCGAAGAACTTCGACCCGGAGCGCCTGAAGTCGGTGAGCTCCTACTCGGAGGAGGTCAAGGCTGAGTTCTACGACCAGAACCCGGAAACTATCGGCATGGAGCTGCCCTGGAGCGCCTACGCCAACAAGATCCGCTTCCGGCCCTCGGAGGTCACGATCTGGACCGGCTGGAGCGGACACGGGAAGTCGCAGTTGCTGAACTACCTGGCCTTCCACGGCATGAACCGCAAGGGCAGCCAAGACCGGTTCTGCATCGCCTCGATGGAGATGCCGGCGCGGCGAACGCTTCAGCGGATGGTCCGGCAGGCCTCCGGGATGTCTTGTCCTTCGAGGGGCTACATCGACGCGATTCTCGACTGGCTCGACGGCAAGCTATGGATCTACGACCAGTTGGGCACCGCGAAGACGGGCGAAATGCTCGAGGACTTTCGGTATGCCGCGCGCCGGTACGGGGTGAACCACTTCATCGTCGACAGCCTGGCGAAGCTCGGCATGGCCGAGGATGACTACAACGGCCAGAAGCAGGCCATGGAGGCGTTGGTGGGGTTCGCTCACGAGATGAACGTCCACGTCCATCTGGTCGCCCACCCGCGGAAGGCTGACGACGAGGGTAAGCCCCCGGGCAAGCTCGACGTTCGCGGTGGCGCCATCCTCACCGACCTAGCCGACAACGTGTGCACGGTCTGGCGGAACAAGCGCAAAGAGATGGCCAAGGGAGACGACTACAAGGACCAGAGCGATGTGCGCCTGATCATCAGCAAGCAGCGCCTCACCGGAGATGAAGGCATCTTGGACCTGTGGTTCGACAAGGCATCCAACCAGTATTTCAGTGCGAGCACTCACAAGGCCCGGAACTGGGTCCACTACGAGGGCGCGCGGGAGCAAGCAGCATGAGCAACGTACAACCGATGGCACCCCGCAAGGTCATGACCAGGCTGGAGCGGGAGTTTCTCAAGGTGGCCGGCCAGGAGCTGGCGCAGGTCAAGGTGGGCGGTGCTGCTGCCTTGGCTGCGCTGTTGGTCATGATCGCCAACTGGCACGGCGACCGCGGCACGCTGGGCTTTCACGACTACGGCCGGCTCTGGCTGCAGGACGGCAACGCAAAGGGCGCAGCGGTGGAAACGCTGCTGCGTGATCTGTTCGGCCTGAACGGTCCGGGGGCGGCATGAGCAGAACTCGAACCTACGTGGACAAGCTGCTGGGCGATACCGAGTATCTCCTCGAGCAGTGGGGGTGGTGGCGCATGGATGGAATGGGGGTTCCCGGGTATGTATCGCCGGCCGCCGCTATCATGAGCCAAGCCATGCCAATGTCGAGCCCCAAGGCCTACCACGTCACTGACGATATGGCCTTGGCCGTCGACCGGGTCATTGCTCGACTCATCGACAGGGCGCCGCAGGCTGGTGATTTCGTGTGGCTCTACTACGGCGCGAAGTGGCCGGCCCTGCGCATCGCGCGTGAACACCAGATCGGCGAGGCCAAGGTGAGGGAGACGTTGAAGCTGGCGGTAGGCTGGGTCGATAGCGCCCTGGAGCGGTTCCGCGAGAGCGCTTGAAGAAATAGTTTTACGCGCGGAATGAAGGGTGTTTTCATACCAGCGTGAATTGCTGTGAACGCAGCGTGACGCACTCGAAACCCGGCCCTGGCGCCGGGTTTTTTATTGCGTTGTCAGGTCTGGCGCGGCATCATCAGGCCCCCGTCTGACTCGATGTTTTCCTTCCTTGGCTTTCAGCGAGATGGACGGGAGGCCCGGAAGATCCCCTCTCCCGGGCCTTTTAGTTTCCGAAGGTCGAAACTCGGTAGACGGCAGTCTCACCTGCCACATCGGGCTGTAAGCAAAGTGACGGGTTACCGACCCACAAGGCCTTCACCCTTTGCGATAACCAATCAATGCAGGTGGAGCGCAGGATGCGCACGGGGTAGTGGCCCCTATCCACCCGCACCTATTTCAGAGCCCAGCCATAGCGCTGGGCTCTTTCATTTCCGCCGCAAGGCAAGCCAACACGCAGCTAGGCCCGTACAGCCGAAAGGCGGATGTCCGCTCATCCGTCCGCCCCGCTGCGCTCCTTTTCCAGGTGAGCGGAGTGGATCAGATGAGTGAGATTGATCTTGATGAGGCCGGCCTGCGTGATCTGGTGATGGTCAATGACGGCCAGGTTGTAACGACCTCGCTGAAGGTGGCTGAGCGTTTCGGAAAGCGGCACGACAACGTGATCAAGGCGATCCGCGGCCTCGATTGCTCGCCAGAATTTCATGCCCTCAATTTTGAGGAGATGATCGTGGATGTCGATATCGGCAAAGGTGCCAGGCGGAAATCTCCAGCGTTCCGCATAACCAGAGATGGCTTTGCGTTCTTGTGCATGGGCTTCACCGGCAAGGAGGCGGCCAAATGGAAAGAGGCTTACATCCGTGCCTTCAACTGGATGGCAGAGCAACTGTTCAAGCGCTCGATGGACTTCGCCACCCTGCGTAACGAGCTGATGGCGGAGTACCGACAAGAGAAAGGAATTGCCAGCCTGGCCGGCAAGACCCTGCGTCGATGGCAGATCAAGGCACCCGTCATCGAACAGAAGATCATCGAGGTCGAGCGCGAAGGGCAGTTGCAGCTGTTTCACGCCTGATCCGCCCCGGAACCCACCCGACGAACGAAAGCCCGCCATTGAGCGGGCTTCGTCGTTTTAGAACCCCTGCGAGGGGCAGAGACTATGAAAATGCCAGAACGCCCTGAAACTTGGGCTGCGCTGCTTGCGTGGCTGTCTGCGCACTATCCGCAGCTGTACGCCGCCGGCCTGTCCTTTGTGGTCGCGCTGACCCGGGTGATCTACGGCGGTGGAACGCGGCGCCAGGCGCTGCTCGAGGCAACGCTCTGCACTCTGATCACCTTGGGCCTGATTCCTGTCCTTGAGTGGTTTGGCCTTCCGCAGAACATGGCTACTGCTGCCGGGGTGTTCACCGGTTTCCTGGGTGTGAAGAAGATCGCCGAGTTCGCTGATCGGATCGCCGACTGGAAGTTTCCGCGCCGGGGGGCTGGCGAATGAAGATCACCGCCGATCAACTCGACCGCGCTACCGGCTGCGGTGCTGCTACTGCCTCGACCTGGGTCGAACACATCAACGGCGCCATGGCTCGGTTCGAGATCAACACGCCCGAGCGCGTGGCGATGTTCCTGGCTCAGGTCGGGCACGAAAGCCAGAGCCTCAAGCGCCTGGTCGAGAACCTGAACTACTCCGCCGAGGGCTTGCTCAAGACCTGGCCGACGCGTTTTACGGCGGTTGAGGCGAAGCAGTACGCCCGACAGCCTGAGCGCATTGCCAACCGCGTCTACGCAAACCGGATGGGCAACGGGTCGCCAGACTCGGGCGATGGGTATCGATACCGTGGCCGCGGCCTGATCATGATTACGGGCCACGACAACTACGCCGAAGCCGCCCGCGCCCTGGCGCTGCCGCTGGTGGCGCAGCCTGAACTGCTGGAGCAACGGACCTGGGCAGCAATTGCCGCGGGTTGGTTCTGGCAGTCGCGGGGTTTAAACGACCTGGCTGACCAAGGCCGATTCGAGCGGATCACTCTGAAGATCAACGGCGGCTACAACGGTGCTGAGGATCGAGTGGCGCGTCTCGAATGGGCGCGCGCAGCGCTGGCGGGTTCGTGATGAGGTGGTCCCCGTGGTTGGTCGTCGCCCTGGTAGCTGCGCTGGTGTTCTGGCGCCTCGATCATGTGACCGCTCAGCGTGACGACCTCCAGGCCGCTGTCGAGCAATCCGCCGAGACGATCACCGCGATGGCCCAGCAGGCCCAGCGCGACATCCAGGCGCAGGTCCAGACCGATGCCCTGGCTCGAACCTACCAAGCAGCACTGCAGGCCTCCCATGAAGAAAACCAATTGCGCCGCGATGCTATCGGCACTGGTGCTC